CAATGGCTAAAATACTCACGGCGGAGCGCGTATCGCGCGACATATCGAAAAATTACGAATCCCACGGTCCCAAATTGGCCTTTCCGCGGCGGGGCGGGCGACACACAGGGCAAAAAGGCGCTGCGCCTCCTCTTCGGAGACCTCACAGATACCGCCGCGGTCGATGGGAATGGGGTGCTTTGAGCCCTCCGGTCTGTAGCCGTATGTGCCGCAGATGATCTCAATTTTCGTCATAGCAGTCTCCTTTCCGTGCCGGGTCAGGACACCACTTCCGCCGCGTAGATGTACGGGCAGTAGTTGTGGGGAGCAGCCAGCGGACGAGCGCCCAGACGCAGCTTGCGGATGTCCGCCTCCTGGTTCAGAGAGAACTTCGGAACGCGGATTGCCGCATGGGACGCGAACTCGGTGGAGCCGTAGTCGATCTGGGTGATCTGGCCATACATCAGATGGCCGCAGCCGGGGGCGGTGACCATGGCGGAGGTGGCGGGGAAATACTTCTGCTCCGCGCCGCTGCCGTCGATGTAGGTTTCGTCTACGGAGATCAGGTTCAGCTTGAAGCCGCCGAAGTTCAGCGTACCCATATAGACCACGCCATCGTAGCGGCTGAGTTCCTGGTCGATGGTACCGATGATGATGCCGCTGTTGCGGTCGAGCAGCTTCTGCACCTTCTCCATGTCGAGGATCGCGTCGGCTGCGTCAGAGCCGAGCACCAGGTCAACCGCGCGCAGGCCGCGCTTGGACAGCTTGCGGCACATGGCCTTCACATCGCCGAAGAAGTCGCCGCCCGTGGCGTTCCACTTGGTGGCCACGGTATAGGTGTGGTCGCTGGCGTCATCGAAGAACTTGACATACAGCTTCTCACCCTCGGTCTTGTCGTCGATGTAGGTCTGCATGGTGCAGGCGTTGTTGATCATGGTCTGCGCGCACATCCACTCCTCGCGGCGCACGATGCGGCGGTCCATGTCGGTCAGGTCACCCAGCTGCAGACGGGCCGCGCGCTGGGCGGGGGTGCTGTTGGCGTAGATGGCCTCGCCGAAGCCGCGCTTGCGCAGCTCGTCCAGCGTCAGCAGGCGGGACGGAGCGATGAAAGCGGGCTGATACTCGTGGATCTCGTAGCCGCGGCGATCCATGGGGATATCGCCGGCGCGGGCGGAGACGAACGCGGCCATCTTGCGGTCGCCCTTGCGGTACTCAGTCAGCACCTTGTCGCAGGCGAAGATGTCGCCCTCCCCGGTGGGGAAGTAGCGGTCCTTGAAAAAGGTCTGCTGAGGAACGATCTCCTCGGTGATCGCCATCAGCACATAGGTGTCAAAGAAATTCAGTTCAGAAGCCATTGTTGATTCCCTCCTTAGTTGGCAGCGGCAGCAGCCTTGAAGACGATGCCGCGCATACGCAGGTTGTCCTTATCCCCCTCGGTGATGGTGTAGCTGGCCGAGACCGTCACCTTGCCGATGTCGAAGCAGCCGGCGGTGTAGACAGCTACCTTCTCGTCGGCAGCGGTGCCGACCTCGATGTCATCGCACAGAATGCAATCGGGGGTCAGCGTTTCGTTGCTGACAGCCGCAGTACCCAGCACCACCAGCTTGCCGTCGCCGGCCGTGCCGGAGGACTTGGCAAGAATGGTGCCGCGCTTGAGCGTGGCCGCAGCGGACAGCTTGCGGATAACGCCGCCGCGCACTTCGGGCGCGGGCTTGATGTCGGTGATCAGACCGTCAAAGGTCATCTCGCCGAGCTTTTCACTCAGATTGATCATGTTCTTAGCCCTCCTTCTTCTTGCCCAGCAGGTCAGCGACCATGCTCCGGGCGTTGGTCATGCGCGCCTCGGGGGTGTCGTTCTCCTCGCCGTCTTCGCCCTCGGGCTTTTCGACTGCGGGGGCAGGAGCGGCGGGAACGCCCTCGGCGCCGGATCCCTCGCTGTCGTCCTTCAGATCGGTCAGAAACTTCTTGCCCTGCTTGGCGGCGTTCTTGGCCGCTGCCATCAGCAGGTCGGCAGCAGAGCAGGGCTTGTCGCCGTACTTGGCCTGCTGCACGTCCGTCGCGTCGAGCAGACCGGAAATCTCGTCGATCTCCTGCATACGCGCACGCTCGGCCTGGATCGCGGTGTTGACCGCCTCAGTGTGATCGACGGAAGCGCGGGCGTCGGCCTCCACCTGGGCGATCTCGTCCGGGTACTTCGCCCGGAGCTCTTCCTTAGTCATGGAAATTCCTCCTTCATCGCCGGTGACTTCCGGCTTATTTTTATCTGTCTCAACCGGGGCGGAGGCCTCGGGTGTGACCGTGGGAATGTTGTCCGGCGCAAACATGCCGGGGGCAAGGTGCATCTGCCGCCCGTTCACGAACAGGCTGCGCCCGTCCGCGCTGGCGGCGATGCTGGTCGGCTCCGCGTCCTCGATCAGCTCGTCCGCAAAGCCCTTGTCGATGGCCTCGCGGCCTGTCATATAGGTCGTGTCCGCCATCATGTGGGAGATCACCGTGGCCGACAGTCCGGTCTTGCGCGTGTAGACCTCCATCTGCATCTTGTCCCACGCCTCCTGCTGGGTAGCCTGTTCCCGCAGCTCGTCGGCGTTGTAGCCGCCCCACAGGAAGGTCCAGCATTTGTGGATCATGACGAGGCTGGAGGGATTGACCCTGACCGTATCGCAGGCGCACATGATAAGACTGCCGCCGCTCATGGCAACGCCGTCCACGATGCAGGTAATCTTCGTGCCGTTCCGCGCCAGCTCCCGCAGGCGGTTGTGGATCATGTTGGACGCGCCGGCGTCGCCGCCGTAGCTGTTCATGCGGATAGTGATAGACGTGCAGCTGGAGATCTGCTTGAGGTCCTCCAAAAACTCGGAGAGCAGGATGTACTGCCCCTCGACGGGCTCGCCCCACCAGTTCGTGGGCTGCTCCTCGTAGATGTCTCCATACATGGTGATCTCGGCATCACTGCCGTCCACCGTGGCCATCGTATAGACCTTTTTCGAGATGCTGACGGCGGGAGACTTTCGCCCAGCTCTCTTTGCCGGAATACTCATGCGCATTACCTCTTTTCTTTCCAGATATCGCTTGACGGAATGTAGGGACTGTTCAGCCACTCGCGGATTCCCGCGCGGCAGTTCTCGTTGCAGCGGCGCTCCATGTTCTTCGGGCAATAGGCGCAGTAGTCGCTTGCATAGTTCCAGATGGCGAGCGCCATGCTCCGCACATTCAGGCTCTGCAGATGCTCGAAGTTAGTCTTCATCGCCGTCACCTTCTTTCGGCGATGCCGATACAACGGTGACCTTGTTGCCTCCTGCCTGTGTCAGCAGCTCGTTTTCACGCTGCAGCTGCTCCACGTTCTCCTCCCAGTCGCCGCCGCTCATTTCGCGGCTGACCTGCTCGTGGGTCTTGATGGCGTTGTCGATCAGCATGAGGGCGGCTTCCGCCTCCTTCTTGGGGTCAAGGCTGCCCTGCACGGGGCCGATCCAGCGCGCGCCGCACCATGCCTCCCGCACAAGGGGGTCCGTGAAGAAGCCGGGGGCGTTGATGCGCCCCAGAGCGACCGCTTCGGCCAGGAACATCTCATAGACCGGCTGGCAGAAGTCGTCCACAAACCACTTCCGGCGCATTTTGAATGCTTCCCACGCCTCCAGCAGCGCGCCTCGGCTTGCGGAATAGGAGCTGTTGAACTCCTTGATCAGCACATCGTAAGGCAGCTCTAAGGCTGCGCCGACCAGCTTGCACAGCGTCTTGACAAAGGTCTCAAAGCCAGCGGTGGGGATGTTCGGATTACCGAAGTTGACCTTTTCCCCGGGGGCGAGGTGCGTCACCGTACCCGGTCCCATCTCGTACTCGTTGTCATCATCGGAGATGTTGTTCGCCATCGGTCCACCGTCCGCGTTGACCTCGGCGGGGACGCCGGCAATATCTCCGGCGCCTACCTCGTTGAAGGGCGTATCGGAGGGGTCGGTCTCCGTTTCGATCCATGCAGTGAAGAAGCTCTGCACCAGCGCCGCCATCAGCTCGGACTCCGTATAGCGCCGAAGCTGGAGCAGCGGCTCGATGACCTGCGCCAGATAAGGAACGCCGCGGTACTGGTCCGGGCGCTCACTGTCCATGATGTGGAGAATGTTCGGCAGGCCGGTCTTGGCGCCGTAGGCCTCAACGCGCTGCCACTTCTGCGGCTCGCTGGTGATCTGGTGCGGGTAGGTGTTGCTGATGTGATAGGCGACCACGCGGCCGTTGCTGTCCACCTCCACGCCGTCGTAGACCTTGTGGCCTGCGCCAGGCTTTCCCTCGGGGATCTTGCCCTCCACGAAGCCGCCGATGGTGACACCGCCGCCATATTCGCTTGGCGTACAGGCGCGGTCCGCCTCCACGATGTGGAGCCGCAGGGTATAGGGGTTTAGCGGTGTTGCCGGGTATCGCTTGACCAGTGCGAACACGTCGCCGCTGAGCAGCCACGACTTCAAGGCGAGCTGCTGCAAACTCTCAAAATTGTTTAGGCCCAGCGCGTCGCAGTTCTGCTTTTTCCCCGCCCACAGCCGGAATTCCATCTCCGCCGCGTGCTGCCACTTCTTCGCCGCCTCCGGGGAGATGCCCAGCACCTCGCGGTCCACGGACGCTTTGAGCGTCAGCCCCGTCCCGATGACCTTGGTGCGGTTGGTATTGATCGCCGCCGTAGCCACCGGCGCGGCCATGTAGAGCATTCGCGCCCTCTGCCGCAGGGTGGCGTTGTTGCGGTTGATGTCCTCATTGGGAGCGCCGCTGTCCGGAACAAATCCCTTGAGCGCCCGCCGCGTCAAGCTGGCCCCGGCTTCGCTGTACCCCTTCGCCTGCGGCGCGGCTGCGCGGCGGCGGTCTTTCTTGTTGCTCAATGCTTATCGCCTCCCGTTTTCGGAATAAAAAACAGGCCGCCCGGCGGCGAAAGGAGCAAACTCCGCCAGGCTGCCTGTGCAAAAAGCCCTTTCGGGCGCTTTGCCGGTATCATTTTCGTGACCTCACGAAAAAGGTCACCAGTCGCGGGGGACGATGCCGAAAGCCTTTCTCGGCTTGCGGCCGTTCAGCTCCGCTGTCAGCTCGTCGACCTTCTTCTCCGCGTCCTCAATCTCGTCCTTCAGATCAGGCAGGTCGAAGCGCGTCAGCTCGCGGTCGTCGATGACATAGCTTTTTACGCCGCCGTCCACAAGGGCCAGATATGCGGCGCGCAGCTTGGAAAGGGCGCTCTGCCAGAAGTCCAGCCGCGCCCGGAGTTCAACTTTATCCATATCGGACACCTCACCAATCGTCGTAGTATTTCTTCCTGCTCCTGCGCTTCGGTCTCTGCTTGGCGGCGGGAGGCGGCATGACAGGCGTTGCAACAGGGGCAGGAGCGCGTTCGCCGCCCGCCTCCTTTAGCCGCCTGTCTATCTCGTCCAGGTTCTTAGGAAGCGCCTTGAACGCCGCCAGAGCGTAGTTGCGGCAGTCCAGCGCCTCGTTGCGCTCGTGGCCGGGGATCTTCTTCCACTGCCACGGCTGCTTTTTGTTGGGGTCATAGACCTTGACCTCGGAGAGCAGCCCCGTGAAGTAGCCGGAGCCGTAGTCATCCCGCTTGGGGAAGTGACAATATTTCGCGCCCGGCGTCTGTACGCGCAGGTTGTCCATGATGACCTCCTTGCCGGAGTCAACACCAATCTGGTACTGCCAGCAGGTGCCGACCGCCGTCTGCTTGATGATGATCTTCTGCTTTTTCGGCGGCGCGGTGTAGGGCTTATCGCTGCCGGGCATGCCCTTGATACAGAACACCTTTTTTCCCAGCCGCGCCCGGCACTGCATACGGACCTCCTGTGTGAAGTGTCCGCCCTCGTCCACAAAGGACATTGACATTTTCAGCCCCACGCCGTTCTCAAAGCGCAGAACACGGTCAAATACCAGCTCGTCCAGCTGCGCCCATACGGCATCGTCGTCGGGCCGTCCCATGACGATACCCTTCTCAATGCCCCAGGTCTCACCAAAGTGGCCGTGGCCGACGATTTCATATTCCATGCGGTCGTCCTGTGTATCGACGCCGGCCGTCAGAACAAGCACGCCCTCCGGCAGCTCAGCCGGGTATTCCTCTCGGCGCGCCATCAGACTGTCCTCGTCCTCCAGGTCGCCGCGATCCTCCCACAGCTCGCCGAAGCAGGTGTTGTAGACGACCTGCATCTTGCGGGTGCTGCCGATGGCGTTCAGGTATTTCAGAATGATGGATTCCCAGCTCGCCCACTGGCTGACAAAGGCGTTCAGCCAGAACGAGCGCGTGCCCTGCTCATAGGCGGCGGGGTTGTCCGCCTCCCATCTTGCCGGGGCGCGCTTCATTTCCGCCTCGGTGGAGATGCAGCCGCAGCCAGGGCAGGCATAGCAGACGCTGCGGACCTTGTAGGTCTTTTTCCCCGCGACGATGATCTCGTCGTGCTCAAAGCGGATGTCCGCCCATTGGATCTCGTGATACTCGCCGCAATGAGGGCAGCGGGATTTCCACCGCTCCATCGTGCCTGTCGCGTAGGAGGCTTCAATGGCGCTGGCGTTTTTGACGGTGGGCGTGGACACCTCAGCGCTTTTCGCGTTGTAGAATGTCGTCTGCCGCGCCATCGCCAGATCCCACGGGTCGCCCTCGTTACCAGCAGACAGCGCCCAGCGGTCGCGCTCGTCACCCAGCACATAGCGGATAGGCTTTGACGCCAGAGCGTGGGCCTCGGTGGAGCCGCACATCGTGAGGATGCCTCCGGGGTAGGTCTTTTGGAGGATGGTATTGCCGCTGTCACGGCTCTTGGGGTCGCTGACCTTCTTTCGCAGCGTGGGGCAGTCGCGGATCATCGGCGCGATGCGGAGCTTGGAATACTCCTTTGCGTCAATGGTGGTAGGGTGGACAAACAGGATCGAGCCGGGGTCCTGGTCGATCACATAGCCGATGCAGTTATTGAGAAATTCAGACTTGCCGACCTGGGACGCGGCCACCATGACGATGTGCCGTATCTTTGGGTCGGTCCATGCATTCATCGGCTCGCGGAGATAGGGGGTGCGCTCGGTGCGCCACGGTCCGGGCTCTGCGGCGCTCTCGGCCGACAGGCGGCGATTCCGCTCCGCCCATTCGGTCACGGTCAGGTCGTCCGGCGGCTTCATGCCGGCCAAGACTTTCCCGATGACGGCATTCAGCCTCTTTACCCGCTCGCGGGCCTCTTTCTCCTCTATGAGCCGGCGCGTTTCCTTATCCGTCATCGGCATCACGCCCGCTGTCAGCTTCCCAGGCCCTCCGCTCCCGGACGCGCTCCTCGTATTTCTTTGGGTCATAGCGGTAATTGGAGAGCTCCCGCATGGCCTTGTTGACCTCGCGGCGGATAATCTCGGCGGCCTCCGCTGGGGAGTTCGCCGAGGCCACGTCCACGGCCAGGCGGCCGGGCAGGGCCATCATCGCCCCGCGAATGGCATAGATCAAGTCGGTAGTCATCGCGGCCACGTCCTCGCTCCGGTGCATTTTGCCCTGGAGCTCGTCGGCCTCGGCCTTGGCGATGTTGGCCTTGGCAATCTTCATTGTCACGTCAGCGGCCGCTTTCGCCTTTTCCTGCTTGATTTCCTGCTTGATCTCCTCCTCGGTCTTGGCCGGTCCTGCGCGGGCCTCCAGCATGGAACAGTAGGCGCGCACAGCCTCGGTGACATCGAACAGGCTCCCGTGGGGGGTGCTGCGTTTATGCAGCGTCCCTTGGGCTACCAGCTGTCCGATCCACTGATTGCTTTTCCCGGTCATCGAGCAGATGTCGGCAGTCTTGACGTAGACAGGCGTCCCGGCGCGCAGCACGTACACGGCTCCGTCCTCTACGACCACATCCTGCTTCTTTGTCGCCATAGGCCACGCTCCTTTCCTGTGTCTTGGCCCTCCGCCCGACGCCCGGGGCGTTTCCGCTCCGGGGCCAGGCTATGTGATAGGAGGCGGGCGTCCCACGCCCGGCGGAAGGTCAAGAAGTCGATAATTTCATACAAGATTTCAACTAAAGTTACCCTTTTCTCGCGCACTAACTAATCGTTTTTTGGGGTCGGCGAGCCCGCGGCGTGTGGGGCGGGGGTCGTCACAGTACCTTTTGCCGTCGTCGCCTGTTGCAACGCATTTCCACGCCCTCAGCGCGACGATGCCGAGAGGGGGAGGGAGCAACACAGCCAGACGCAGATACGCCGCTCTCGTGCGATGTATGCGCCTGGCTGTGGTATTGTGTTATAACTTCGTCAGCAATTCCGCATGGCTATATCCCTTAACGCCCTTGGTCATCATGCCGAGGAAGTCATCACGCGAGAAATCAGAGAGCCGGAATACTTCTTCGGGTTTCATTCCGAGCTGTTTGCCGATCTCCTGAACGGACTTGCCCTCGTCCAGCAGCCGCTTTACGATGGCTTTCATCGGCTCAAGCAGATGTGTACCACGAGCGCGGTTGTGTGTGACGGTGCCGTAAATATCCTCGGTCGCGTCATCATGCCGCACGATTACCACCGGCACCTTGCCTTTGAGCATGGTGTGCAGCGGCTCCTCTCCGGCCACGGTCCAGCGGTGAAAGCCGTCGATGATGGTGTAGTCGGGACGCACGACGATGGGAAGCGTCCAGCCATTGGTCATGATCGATTGCACCAGCAGTTTCAGATTCTCACGGTTGACCTTGTTGGGGTTGTAGTCATTGGGCTTGAGCTGCTCCCGGTCTACCCATTGCAGGGAGGATAACGGGGCGAACAGATCCGCGTCAGCCATTTGCCTCACCTCCCTTCCGGAAGCGCTTGGCGTAATCGGCGTAGGCGCAGGATATGTCCTGATAGATGGCGCGCAGGGTGCGGAGCTTGGGATCACCAGCAGTCAGACCGCCGTACATTTTCTTGTAGTCGCGCGGCCGCGCCATTCCGTCCATCTGAATGAACATCTTGCGGTACTGCTTGGCGATCTTGCGCTTATGCTCCGTATTGAAGAAGTCTCCCGGGCGGACGAACAGCATCTCCTTCAGGAGCGCACGGTAGTCCTTGGTGTCCTCACCCTCCAGCTCCCGGCGCTTCCTTGTGGTGCGGTGGAACATTTCGCTGTCCCAGTACAGCATGGCAAGGTAGGCGTTCGGCTCGCGCCGAAGGACGCGCTCCATGAGAGATGGGTCGTATTCGCCCAGGTGTACCAGCACGGGTACGGTATCAACGGAGAAGAACTGCGACACGCGCAGCTGATTCCGATTGACGCCAACCTGATACATCTGCAGGTAGACCTCGGGGACTTCGATGCGCTGGTCTCGCAGGTACAGCCAGACGTCCGCCGTCTTCCAGTCATAGATGGGATAAATGGTGTTCGTGCCGGTGATGCCCTTTGCGCCCATATTCAGTGCCGCCATGTATTGGAGCCGCTGAATGGACTCTGCCGCGCGGACGCCGGTGATCATGATGCCGTCCATCGTCACGCGGGGCAGGAAGGATTGATAGTTGTCGATCCTTGGCCGGAGCTGCGGGTGATTGCGGATGGCAAAGGGCGGCGGCTGCCGCACCCAGACATCGCGCTTGCGTCGATCCCAGCAGACGAAGGTTTCATCGCTGGACAGCTCATTGAGACAGCTGAAATGCTTGACCTCGATGCACCACCATTGAAACTTGGCGCCGGCAAGCAGGAACTTCTTCCGCCACGCCTTGGTCGTTGCTTCAATGGAATCGAAGATTGCCTCCTCGTCCACGAAAAGGACGGTCAACTGCGAGGGATTGATCTCTCCAGCCTGGATCAGCTTATAGGTCAGGTCGGCAAGAACGATGCTGTCCTTGCCGCCGGAAAACGAGAGGTATACGGGGACGCCGTTGGAAAATACGTTCTTGATCCGCTGGCGCGCCGCAGTCACAACGTCGATGTCTGAGCTGATGCGCTTTACAGCCATATCCGCTCACCACATTTCGGGCAGAGGATAAACCTCTTAGCGGGCTCGGTGGAAGACGCCGTGCCGCTCTGTGCGGGTGCGACTTCCTCAGCCTGCGCCGCAGCAGCTTCTTCCCGGGCGGCGTATTTCTCGCGCGTCTCGGTGATGGCCGCAGCCTGCTCCGGCTCAATGGTGCCGTACTCAAGCAGGGCGTCGCTGGCTTCGTCAGCCTCCATCACCATCGCACGGAGAAGATCCTCTTCGTAGCCGGGAATGTCCAGGTCGTCTTTCAGCTCAAGGATAAAAGCGTCCAGCGCGGCCAGATCGTCAACGCCCAGGTCAAAGACGCGGTTATCGGCCAGCATGAGCTTTTTCTTCTCCGCCTCAGTCAGTCCAGACACGACATAGCAGTCCGCCTCTGTGCGGCCGAGGGACAGCAGCGTTTCATACAAGCCGTTGCCGGCGAGAATAACGCCGTCCTCGTCGACCACGATGGGGCGGATCTGACCGAACATTTCGACAGAGCGTCGGAACTCCTTCAGCTGCTTGTCGGTGTGCATTCGGACATTCCGATCCGGTCGCCGCAGCTCGGTCAGAGGCTTCTTTATGACCTTCATGCCTGCACCCCCTTCAAGAAGGCGCGAGCGCTGTCGATCTTTTCAGCCGCCGCAAGGACGATGCTGGGGTCGATATCGTAGACCTCGCGCCAGCCGTTTTCGATGCTGCCCGTCCATTGGCGGGCGGGCCACGGGTGAGTGCCGCACAGATATCCGTTCTTCCAGCCGTAGATCGGCGGAAGCGGGAGCTGATGGTAGTGAATATAGGCAAGGATGTGCTCATGCTTCCACGCAGCGAGCGGGCTGAATCGCGTAACACCTTTGCCATCGGTATAGATATTGCTGTTGCGACCGACATAATTGCCGTCCGCACGGCGGCGGCCGAGAATTATGACGTCCAGCTCGTGCGCCTTGAAGTATTCACGCTGCGCTCGGTGCTGCACGATAGAAAACCATCGTCCGGCCGCGGCGGAGTCCTTGGGGAAAAGCATCTCTTGATGCTTCACCAGCCAGTCGATGTCCTGATGCGTGTTGATGACTTCGCAGCCTGCCGGCTTATGCTCCTCGATCCACGCGGCAAAGGCGGGGTATTCCAGGTCGCACACGCCGATCATACTATCGGTGACGCCGGCCGCTTCGCAGAGCTTGCCGAGGACAATGCTGTCCTTGCCGGCGCTCCACGCATAGGCGGCACGCTTTCCAGCTGTCGTAGCCTTGATGTCGGCTACGGTCGCGGCGGTAAGTTCGTCCAGCTCTGCGCGGGAAACGGCTTCTTCGATAGTTGCAACGGCTTCCAGCCATGCACTGTTGTCGATCCTCTGCTTCCTTCCGAGACTCATGCTCTCACCGCCTTTCTCGAGGCGATAACAGCGACAAGGCCGCTGGACAGGACAGTCGTCAGACTGCCTGCCGCTTTCACAGCCGGAATGCCGGCGAGATTGCCGTAGGCGAAGATCGGAAGCCCGACACACAGCGCGGTCAGCACACCGGCAAAAACGCCCTTGCCCGTCAGCTTCTTACCGAGCAGCGTCATGACCGTCGGCAGCAGCGTCGAAGCGCGGAGCGTTCCGTAGAACAAGAACAGGTATGTCACCGTCAGGCCGGGAATGTTGGCGATGGCGATAGCCACGATCAGCAGGCAAAGCATGGTGCGGCGCGAAGTCTGCACCGTGTCCTTTCCAATGCCGAGCCAGTCTGTCGTGAGCGACGCTGCCGCGCAAAGGTTGCTATCCACCGTGGAGAGTAGGCCGGAGATAATCATAAACAGAAACGGTACCAGCACCCATGTCGGAAGCAGCGAGGAAACGAATTCAAAGTTGACCATGCCGGTGTCGCTGGCCACAAAGCCGGAGCCTGCGGCAAGGAAGCCCACCGTCCCCATGCAGATCGGAACGAGCGCAAACAAAAGCGCACCGGCAAAAAACGATCTGCCGATGCGGTCGCGCCTGATTGCGAAAGCTCGCTGCCAGAAGCACTGATCCCCGAACGGGCCGGAGATCAGACCGACAGCCATCGGCAGACCGTAGCCCAGCAAGACTTCAACGCCCGTGGAGGAGGTGAGCGAGGTATATTCTCCGGAGACAGCACCGAGCCCTGCCCGTACCGTGTCAAAGCCGCCGGTCATGCGAAGGCTCAGAACGACCAGCAGAGCGCCACCCATGAGAATAATGCCCAGCTGGACGACATCGGTGATGATGGAGGCTTTCAGTCCGGAGAAGCGGGAGTAGGAATATGCGATAGCTGCCAGGGCGAGCGTCATGCTCCAGAATGGCAGCCCCGTAATGAGAGCCAGCGTCTTTCCCCCGGCGAGCAGCTGCACTGCCGTTGAAAGAACGGCCAGCGCGCCGAGCTGGAAGGAGTAGACGCCCTTGACCTTGCCGGAATGATAGCGCTCCGCCATGTAGCCGGTCAAGGTGATGCCCTCCGGGTACTGCGCCCGAATCCTTTTTGCAAAGGGGATAAACAGGATCAGGCACAACACATTCGGTACCGTAAACCAGAACATCCCCGGGATGCCGCGCGTATAGGCCATCTCCGAGGAAGTGAACAGTGAGGGAGCCCAAATCCAAGTGGCGGCGATGCTCATGGCGGCAAT